CAGAACGTCAAGCTTTCCAACAGTGTTTATCTGGTGGTTGACGCTCCTGTTGCCGGGTTCACGAATACTGAGCTTAAGCAGTATGTTGACGGCTTTTTGGCCGCACTTACTGCTTCCTCCGGTGCTAAGATCACGCAGCTCTTGGGCGGCGAGAACTAGCAAGGACTAGTATTTAAGGGTCAGATCCCGCATGGCTATGGAAGCTCGAACTCATATTAGGAGCCGGCTTGAAAAGCCTTACGTTACTCTGGCAGGAAGTGGCTAATGAACTTGCCACTTGGTGTTGCACTAGCACCAGTCAAGACTTTAAAACAGTCTTGGCTCGCGTCGAAAATGAAGGTGAATCGTTTCTCACGATCACCCTACCCAACTTCTGCACAGACTTCCAAAAAAGTCTAGTAGAAGGTCGGGTAGATCGCAACCAGTATCAAGGTTTTTCCTTTACTGGTAGTCTCCCCCGATTCCTCGGAGGTTTCTTCGATCTTGTTTTCGACCGTGGTACAGGTCTCTTACTTGATAAGCCATCTGTTGATGCTATCTACTCGATACGTCAACTTACGTTGATGTTCGGGAAGATTCTTCTTCCCTGCAGTGATGCTAGGAAGGAAGCAGCAATAGATGGGTATCTCAAGTGTGAGCAGTCAGTTAAAGAAGCGGACGCTTCGAGGAGATCTTCTGAAATTGAGGATTTCCATCGAATCTCTCGCTTGCTATGGGCTGATCTCTTTTCGGCAGTGGATAATTCCATTGCAAAATTCGAGATTCTCCCTAAGCACGGACCCGGTTCCACCGCTGATCGACTTAAGGGTAACCAAAAGTACAATCAGACCGAGTGGACGGAAAGGCTTGAGAAAGTGTTCCCAGCTGGTGAGTTTTTACTCCCGCATTGGAAATACATCTCTAACCTTGACCGTGTTAACTGGCTCGAACCCGGAGAAGAACGACCCGTCAGGGTCGTCCTTGTTCCTAAAACGCTCAAAACACCTCGAATAATTGCAATTGAACCTACTGCGATGCAATATACGCAGCAGGGGATCTTGGAATCGTTCGAGAAAGCGATTAGGGCAAATGACAATGCCCGTCACTTTATCAGTTGGGATAGCAATGTTCCTAATCAGGAACTTGCACTCCTAGGTTCTCAATTTGGAGAACTTGCGACACTCGATTTGAGTGAAGCATCTGATCGTGTTTCGAATCAGCTTGTTAAGGTCATGTTCCGAAATCATCCTCACTTAGGTGAGGCTGTAGACGCAACAAGATCTCGTAAAGCTGAAGTTTTTCGCAAGAATAACACCGAAG